CTATTTCGCAAGACCGACATACGCCTGCTCACAGGTCAGTCCCCGGGCTCTGGCTTGGTCAGCAATTGCAGCCAGGTCGCCCGCTCGCTGGTCAGCGCGCTTGAACACGTCGGCAAGCACCATTGCGGCGCGGGCAGCTGCCTTGCTTGCGGCGGCAGTGCAGGAATGGCCGCTGGCTTCACTGGCTGCGAGTCGACGGGCAAGGTTGTCGGCGGCGAGCTGCACGCTGTCAGCAGAAGCGCGAGTGGCAGCAGCATCAGCCATTGCTTGATCGATGTTTCGTTGCCCATCTTGCACCGCCTTGTTGATTGACCGTTGGTAGGCCTGTTCCCTGGTGCGCTCGGCGGCCTCATTGAGCGCCCTCGCCTCGGCGTCTCGGGTGTCGCGGGCATTCCATTCCGACTGCCACTTTTCATCCGTGACCGTGACGCCATGGTGGTAGGCGGCAAACAGCGCCCCGGCCATCAGAGTCAGTGCAGCGATGTAAGGAAGGACCCGCAGCCAGATCGGTTTCATGGCACGTTCCTGAAGAAAACATGGCCGCCCAGCTTGAGGGTCTGTTTTGCTTTCGTCGCCCAGGCCGGCGCCTTGATGGTGGTCGCGTAATAGTGCGTGGCGCCGCCAGTGGGATCAGTCACCTTCCCATCAATCACCTGGTCAGCGGCAATCCGCGCTTGCGCGAGCTCACGGAACGGGATCTGCTTGGCGCCAATCAGGTAGGCGAAATTCGGGTCGTTTCTGTTCCAACAGCTGAACTGGTATGGCTTCTGGCACACACCGGCATAGCCCTCCCCCCACCACGACTTGGTCTTGCCATCGTTCACGCGGTTGCGGATGGTACAGGCCACAGCGATCTGGCCGATGAGGCTTTCACCGCGAGCTTCACCCCACAGTGTACGAGCAAGGACATCGCGGTCTTTCTCTGTGAAATTCATACATTTCTCCAAGCAAAAAAAAGCCGCTGATAGCGGCGGATGGGGTATTGCAGTTAGGCGAGACTCACGACTTTTACCGGCTTGTCCTCTTTCTTCTTTTTCTTGCCCTTGGCACTGGCCTTGCCCTGCTTGCCACCGTTGCATTCGACGGTGGTCGACCAACCGGCTTGGGTATAGACCTGCTCCACCGAGTCGGCCAAGTACTCGCCATCGAGCCCGACCTTGAAGCCCTGGGCGATAATGGGTCGCTCGGCAAAGATGTCCGTGCGCCCCGGCATTTCCAGACGCACGCCGGCGGTCGAGCGGTTGAACGCCGCCAGTCGGGCGTTAGCCGCCGCCTCGGCAGCGGACTTGTTCGGGTGGATGTGCCGATCGGTATGCACCGCCGGCAACCCGTCCGGCAGGTCGTCGTTCTCCAGGGAGACAACCGCGAGCTTTCCGGTCTTCTTGTCCTGATGCTTAGCCGCCACCGCCTTGTGCGCGTTGCGATCGCCCAAACGGAACTGCCAGCGGCTGACGTCGGCCCGGGTCAGGGTGATAGCTCCGAACTGTTGACCGCTTGCGCTTTGCCCCGCCTGGCGCGGCATCACCAACAATTTGCCGTCCGCCACCTTGGCCGTGCAGTCGTATTGCTTGGCTAGGCGCGTGACAAAGTTAAAGTCTGACTCGTTGAGCTGATCGACCCGGGGCACTTTGGTGGCCACCTGGCACGCCGGCTGCCAGCCGTTACGCGCGGCGATGTCGCCGACGATGGTCGACAGCGGCACGTTCTCCCAACTGCCATTGCGTATGGTCTTACCGCTACCGCGCATGTCGCTGGCCTTGCCCCGGATCACAATCGAATCCAGCGGGCCGGACACCTCGACCTCATCCACCACATAGCGCCCCAGGCGCGCCAGGGATGTCTCGGCATAGCCCAGGTAGATCTCCAGCCCGGCGCCGCGCCGGGGCAGCGTCACCTGGCCGTCGCGGTCGTCAATGCGCAACTCAAACTCGTCCGACTCCATCCCGGGCTTGTCCGAGGTGCGCAGCAACAACAGCCGATCGTTGATCACGGCGGTGATGTCGGCACCGTCCGCGACGATTCGAAAAATAGGGGTCATGGGAATATCCAAAAGGAAACCCGCGCAAGGCGGGCTCAATAGGTAGGCCGTTACGCGTAACGGAAAGCGGCGCCGGCGGCGACCTCGATCGCCGTCAGTTCCAGAGGGTCACTTGCTCTTGCACCGGGCCGGGCAGATCCGGCAGCACGATCAGCAGCCCGGCGCGGTAGGGCTGATCCTCTTCGGCCAGCCCCTGATTGGCATCGAGCACCGCCTCGACACAGCCCGCCAGGTGGCCGTAGTAGTTGTGACAGATGGTGTCCAACAGATCCCCTTCAGACGTTCTGCATGTCATCGCCATAGCGCACGAACTCCAGGGTGAACTCTTGTTTACGCGGGATACCGCCCTGCATCAGCGCGCTTTGCTCTTCTTCAACGCTCTTCAGGCACCAGGCCCCCAGCACGTCGCCATAACCCGTGGTCAGGGTCAACGGCTTGAGCTGGCCGCCGATCGAGCGCAGCGTGTCGAGCTGCTTCAGCCCACCCTTGAAGCCCGGGAAAATCTTGCCCTTGAGGGTCATTTTTTCCTCGCCAATGCCGACGCCTTGCTGCGCCGATCGGCGCGACAAACGCTCCTGGGCGGCCCACCGGAATTCCGTCGAGCGGCGCAGCGTGTCAAAGGCGGCAGTGTCGAGGTTGAAGAAGTACGGCGGCGCCTTGGGGTCTTGCGGCTGGATGATCAGCAGGTGCGGGAACGGCTTCACCGCTTCCGGTGCCGGCGTGCCGTCCTTGGCAAACATCCCCGTGGGCACGATGTTGGCCAGCGAGGGGCTGACCTTGCCCGCGACCTTGTTAATCGCCGTGGCTGCCCGGCTCGCCTGATCCTTCAGGGTGCCCATGCGTTCGTCGATTTGCGACACCGCCCGGGTGGCGCGGCCGTAGGTTGCCACCACCGCGCCGACCTTGGCTTGAGCCGCATTCACCCCGCGCATGACGCGCTGAAGCTTGGCGCCGACCGCCGGCCCGATAAAGGGCACGCCCTCCAGCTCGGACGCGGCGCCGCTGATTTCACCGATCGCGCCATTGAGCGGGCCCATCATGCCGTCCAGGCTGCGCCGGCCTGTCTCCCCGGCCGAGGCCAGGTACTTCAGCCCCGCCTGTAATTGCTGCAATGCAGACTCTTCCACAACAGGCATAAGCCCCCCTCGTTAGACGTTTGGATCGTCGTACAGCTTGCGGTTGTCCAGTTGCTGGGCAAATTCGCGCTGGTGCTGATCGAGCAATGGCCGAAGCCGGTTAAACAGCACATTGACGTCCGCCACGTCGCCTTGAACCGTCAGGCTAAACGGCGCATTGATGTCCACCTTCGTGTCGACTTTGGTCACCGCTGGTTTTTCCGCCGACGCCGGCGCCGGCTTGGCCAGGCGCGATGCCTTGGCGTCTTCGCTGGCCGGCGGCAACATCATGGCGCGCGCCGCATCCCCCGGCTTGACCTCGGGCGCCGGGCGCACCTGGGCAGCCGGCGGCGGTCCAGGGACCGGCACCGGCTTGGCCACCCCGGCCGGCGGCGCCTTGATCACCGGGGCCAATGGCTTGACCACTAGCGGCGCCGGGGCCGGAGCCTGGGCCGTCGGTGCCGGCGAACTCACCACCAACGGCGCCGGGGCCGGAACCTTGGCCACCGGGGCCAGCGGATTCACCACCAACGGCACCGAGGCCGGGGCCTGGGCCGCCGGTGCCGGCGAACTCACCACCAACGGCGCCGAGGCCGGAGCCTTGGCCACCGGTGCCGGCGAACTCACCACCAACGGCGCCGAGGCCGGAGCCGTGGCCACCGACGCCAACGGATTCACCACCAGCGACACAGGGGCCGGAGCCGGGGCCACCGGCGCCAATGGCTTGACCACCAGCGGCGCCGGGGCCGAGGCCGGAGCCTGGCCCGCATTGGCCATCATCAGCGGCACCGGTGCCGGCGGCGCGAATGACTGGGCAATGCGCCCCATCACCGGCGGAATGTCCTTACCGGCATCCGCCATCATCAGTGGCCCAGCGGCCGGCATGCGCTTGAGTTCGTCGGACGTACCGAACGCCGCTTTGCCGGCGTAACCGCCCAGGGCGTCACCGCCCAAACTGCCGAGGTAGGCACCGAGCAAGCCACCCACCACCGTGCCAATGATCGGCACCATCGAGCCGATCGCCGCGCCCGCCGCCGCACCGGCCAGCGTACCCGCCAACCCGCCCGCCGCCTGGCCGTAACCCTCGGCTTTTTCGTCTTGGGTCACCGCATTGTCATAGGTGTCTTTCGCCTTAAATCCGGCCTCAATCGCCGCCAGTACCGCCGGCCCCCTCACCCCAGCACCAATGCCCCGACCGACCCCGCCGCGCCCAACGCCAGAACGACCGCCCTCCGGCGCCGTCCGCGCGCCCTTAGCGCCCTTGCCGCGCTTCTTGTCGCCCTTGCCGTTGTCGTCCAGATCGCCGACATCCAGCCCGCCACCCGCACCACCGGCCGGCATATTGGTCACGATCACCTTTTGCGGGATGTTCGGATTACCCCCCAGCGAACCGCGCCCGATGTTCATCAGGCCCTTGGCGATCTTGAACGTCCCCATGGCACTGGTGAAAGCGGCCACGGCGGCGACGGCGGCACCGATCCCGGTCACCACCTTGGGCGATTCCTCCGACAGCTTGCTCAGCCCCTGGGCGACATACGTCAACCCGTCCGCCACCGCATCCGTGACCGGGCGCATGGCATCGCCGATCGCACGCATGGCGTCATCGGCGCCCTGGGCCATTTCCGCCCATTTCTGCGCCGAGGACTGGCGGCGTTCCTCTAGGTTCTTATCCAAGATCCCGGTGGCGTTGGCCGATTCCTTTTTCAGCCGGTCATACAGATCCTTGTTTTGCATGTACGCGGTCAGCGCGCCCTTCACCTGCATGTCGGCGAACAAGTCGCCGGTGCGCAAAGCTTGCTCCAGGGACGCCAGCATGGCCTTGGCTTTTTCCGGGTCCGTCTCCTGGCTGATCTTGGCCGTGGCTTCCGCCATGGCGGCGGCCTTCTTCGGATCGGTCGCGGCGATGTACTTTTGCGCCAGTTCAAAGCTGGATTCCAGCGTCGACTTGCCATTCTGCAGGCCGGTGTTCATCGAGCCCTGATAGTCGATCCCGGCCTTTTTGTAGGCCTCGACCGTATCCCCGGAACCGATCTTTTCCATCCAGTTTTTGAGGTTGTTGGCCGCTTCATCCGAACCGCCGGCGGTCTTCATCTGCACCTGAAGCATGGCGCCCAATTGCGACACCGAGTCCATGCCGGTAATGCCCAGCTTGCCCATGCCGGCCAGCAGCTCAGGGAACCAACGCGCCATGTCGGCCGCTTCAAAACTGCCCGCCTGGCCTTGGTAGGCGATCGCCTCCAGGGCCTTTTGCATCACCGCCGGGTCGGAAATTTTGGCGTTCTGCCCCAGAGCGTTAATCATGCGCGCCGTTTCGCCGCCGTCCGAGCCCTGGCCCACGGCAAACTTGGCCGCTGTCGGGGCGTATTGCAGGGCCTTGTCCAGCTCCATGCCGGCCCCGACCAGGGCATTGACCACCTCGGCTACCTGATTGCGCGCCATGCCCGTGTCCCGGGACGTGTCGACAATGGTTTTCGACAGCTGCGCCTCTTCAGGCTTGTTGGCAATGTTGGCCTTGATCGCGATGTCACGAATGATCGCGCCATAGTCCGCGCTGACCTTGGTCGGGATCACCATCGCCGCCGTGACGGCCGCCGCCTGGCCGATACCGCTTTTCAGTTGCTGCTTGCCTTCGTCAAGCTGCATGTGCCCCTTGGCTTTCAGCTCGGCCTTGTTGGCCGCCGCGCCCATAGTGGCGTAAGCCTTGGTCAAGTTGCGCACTTCGACACCCTGCTTGCGCAGGCTGTTGAGATTGGACTCCAGTTGTTTCAGCAGCGCCTTGGCGCCTTTGTCGCCCGCCTGATCCGCTTTGCGCCACTCATCGCGCAAGCGCATGGTGTCGCCAATGGTCTTTTCCAGCACCCGGGCTTTTTGCCCTTCGGCCTCCAGGCGCTTGATGCGCCCGGTGACATCCTTGAACGCGGCGCCCACGGAAGAGCTGACCGCCCCGCCAATGACCAGGCCGAGCGCGAGTTTGTTCGCCATGTGCGTGCCCTATTCGTCGTCGAGTAGATCAAAGGCGGCTCAATCCGTGAGCCACCACACCATCCGGTCAAAAGTCATGGCCTCGATCTCGGCGGCAGAAAACCCCGTTTCTGCCGCCAGGCGTCGGGCCACGATCTTGAGCGTGGTCGCGTTAAACGTCGCCCTCGCTGACCAGGCGAAAATAGCCGGCCTGCACGCGCAGGTAATCGACGTACTTCAGCGCCAACAGCTCGGCCTCGGTGGCCGCCAGCAAGCTGGAAAACAGCGACATTTCCATCTTTTCATCATCGCCACCACCGGCCGCCGTGGCCGCGCGAACGTCACGCACACAGGGTGCGCGCATGGTCAGGCGCTCGACCTGAACGCCGGCCAGCTCGACCTTGTGCTTGAGGGTGATGGTCACGCCATCGGCGGCCACTTGCAGCCAGGCCGGCAGCGGCTTTGCTTGATTTTCTTGAGTCATGGTTGTTGTCCTTAGAGGCCGATGGCGGTGCGTTCGGCGGCCAGTTGATCAACACCGTCGATCACCTGAATCATGTTGATCGGGTCGATTTCGTACACGGTGCGACCGTCGATTTCGAGCTTGTAGTAAACCAACTTAATGGCGTGCTTGATTTCGGCCACGGTGGATGGCTTCCAGTCGCCCATGTCCACCTCTTTGATACCGCCGCGCATGGTCACCACCACCGACTTGACGGCGCCTTTGAGGCCCGCGAAGGCACCCCGGAACACCGCGTTGCACGCGGTCTGATCGGCCAGGCCGAAGTACTTCAGCGCCTCTCGGCGCACGCCGTTGGTGGTAAACGCCGACTCGAGTTTTTCCAGGCCCACGGCGATTTCGATCGGGCCCGACATGCCGCCGCCTTGGTAGTCTTCGGTCTTTTGCGTCAGTTTCGGCAGGCTCAGCGTCGGCACGTCGCCGGCAAAGCTCACGCCATCTACAAACATCGCGCAGTTTTTCAATACTTCAGGAATCATGGATTAGCCCCCTTAGGCTGCTTCAAGAACTTCGGTCAGCCACTGGTTGGTGACTTCAATCAGGAAATGCGGGTTTTCCGCCGGCGGCACGTCGGTGAAACGAATGCGCCAGAACACAATGCCCTGCTCGATTTGGCTGGCCGTGTTGAGTTCGGTGTCCGCGTAGGCCTCGAAATTGATAATCGCGCCGGCGTTCTTCTGGTCGCGCAGGAACGCCTGAAGGCCTTCGGTCACGTCGGATACGTAGGTCTTGGTGATCGAGCGGTCGACCGCCCATTTGTGCCCCGCCTGGATCGCATCCATCAGGATGTCGCAGGTCCGCACGCGGGTGACAAACGACCATTTCGGATCGCTGGACAGCGTGCGGTTGCCCCACTGGCGATAACCGCCGTCACGAATGATCGTCGCGATATTGGCGTTGTTCAGCAGGTTGGCCCGGCAGGTCGGGTCGTCGTCCAGGTACTCGATCGGGCGCGTGGTGCCGGTGATGCCGACAAACTCTTTGTTCGACGGCGACGCCCAATAGCCATAGGTCTCATCGGTCCAGGCAAACAGCCCCGCAACCCAGGCCGAGGCCGGCGCGTCGAGGGTCGCGCTGGCGGTGGTGTCCCAATACTTCACACCCGGATCGACCATGTACAGACGCTTGCTGCCGAACTCCAGGGCGTAGGCCAACGCGGCCTCGTCGGTGGTGTTCGGGCCGTCGATGATGGCGATCGCGCGCAGCTTGCCGGCCAGGCCGTCCATGGCGGTGGCCACGGCTTGGGTCGAGGAATGCCCCGGGGCAATCAACAGTTTCGGCTGGGCGTTGTGTTTGCTCTTGCCGTCCAACAGCGCTTGCAGGCCGGTACGCTCGCCCGAGGCCAGCACGCCACCGATGATGGCCGAGGTTTGCAGCGCCTCGTCTTCGAGCTTGGGCACGCCCACAGCGACGATCACCGCTTTGGCACGGGCATAGATGGCCTTCGCCGCGCGAGTGATCGCCGAGTCCTCGCCGAACGCGGCAATGGCTTCGCGCTCGGACGTCAGCAATACCAGCTCGTTAGCCTTGGCCTTGGCGAGAAGGCCCGGGGTGAAGGTGTCGCACAAGCCAATGATCGAGGAGGACGGCAGCGAGATAGTGCGCGCGCCGGTGTCGATCAGCGACATGGTGATGCCGTGAAAAAAACCGCTCATAGGGTCAATCTCCAGAAACGAAAAAGCCCCGCGTGTGCGAGGCTGTGAGGGGTGAAAGCGTTACGCGTAACGGAAAAGAAAACGCCCCGTCAGTGCGGGGCGTTTATTGGGCTTGCTCGGACAGCCAGGGCGGCGTGATCGGGCGATGATCCACCAGGGGAAACTCGGCGCCTTGCGGCCAGTCGCGCAACTGCCGGCGATACGCCAACAATTCGCTGTACTGCTCAGCCGTGAGCGTGGTCGCGGCGCCTTCCTCCACCTCGTCACGGTGCCGGGTCGCGACACCATCCGTCACCGACAACAGCGCATCACGCCAGGCGCGTTCGGTGGCGGCCTGTTCCTCCGGCGACGGCGGCGGCGGATCGATCAGCACCGGAAACCCATCGGCGCCCGGATAGACCAGCTTGTTATCCGTTCGGGGCGCCGTTAACTCGGCATACAGTTCATCCGTAAGCTCTTTTGCGCCCTCGGGAATAGTGCAATCAGGGCTGCCGATTTCACCATGGGAATTCGTATTAAAAAACCCACCCCGCGTTTCGTTGACGCGACAGTAATACCAAGCCATTGATTAATACCCCACAGCAATATAATCGTGTTGATAGTTGGCATTGGCGCCCCTTAAAACCGTTGCGCCCGTCCTGTCTTTCCCTTGATGTTTGTATTCCGCCGTCGCCCCGGTCGACCCTGTAAATACCAGGGCGACACAGGCCACCGGGAAGGCGCCGGGAAACGTCAAAGGAATTGAGGTTGCCGTCGAGGAGTTGCTGATGCTGCCCACTTTGAGCGACAGGCCGGGGAGTTGTTGGCTGGAAAACGTCGCGCTAAGAAAAGCGACGAAGTCGGCGTTTGCCACCATACCTTGTGTAGACGAAGTGACCTGCCAAAGATTGGAGCCGATCACCACCAGTCTCAGGCTTTGCCCCGCAAGAATCGTCAAAGAACTAACGGACACGGCCACGCTATTAAGCGATGCGCCAGCGCCCGGCGCTATCACCATCGAGCCACTTGTCGAGAAAATCTCAATCGCGTTTCCTTGTGTGAGCCCCAGGCTCGCTGGCGTCGGAAGCGTGAAAGTAGTACCAGTAGACGAAACCCACAAAAGCTTTCCGATATCTGCCGCCGTGGCGGAGCGAGAAGCCGCTATCGTGCTAAAACCGCTATAGCTGCCCAGCGCGCGCTGCACAAATTCAGTCGTGGCGAGCAACTTGCTGAAATCGAACTGGGGCGGCGTAGTCGTCGCCGTGGGACTGATCAGGGCCGGTGCGTTGATCGTCGCAAAGCCTTGCGTCACGTTCTGAAACGTCAGCGACGTGGTGCCAACCACAATCGTGCCATCGGTGATCAACTGCCAACGGGTGTCGGCTTGCGTAGTGCCCTGCTCGACCGACACCAGCAGCGCCGAGGTGACTTCGGCGTTGCTGTCGGCATCCGCCGCGCGCCTCCACGCCAGCGCCGCCACCAGCCAAATGCCGTTGTCCTTGGCCACGGTCTGGTTTTTCACCAGCACGCGATCACCGGCCGCCAGGGCCACGCCGTCGACCGTCTGAAGACCCGCCAACACGATGTTGGCCGTGGTGGCCACCCGCACCGATTGCTTGCTGTCGAGCTTGTTCAGCTCTTCCATGATCCGCGTATCAACGTATTCGCGGGTTGCCAACACCACCGCCGGGTCAATCTTCAGCGTGATGTTGCCGGTGCTGGCCACGATGAAATTCATCCGCACCACTTGCGTGCGGCCCGAGCCTTGCGACAGCACCGGCTTGAAGCTTGGCGCACAGTTGGCCACCGCGACCAGATCGCCGTCCGCGTCGTAGAGGCCGATTTCGCGAATCCACCATCCCCCCTCATCGGCCGGGATAATCTGCTCAGCGATGATCACCGCCGCATTGATCGGGTCGACGCGCACCTGATTCAGCGGCCGACGCCGGCGCTCATTGATCAGGCTGGTTTGCGCCGCGCTGGGCATCGGGTCGGTGCCGTTGGCATCGCCCACGCCCATTTGGGCAAACGTCCAGGCAACGCCGAGCGCAGTAGCGTTTGCCTGCTTGGCCATCCCCACATTCGTGAGGATCGCAAAAAACTGCGAATTCGCATCAATCATAATAAACGTCCAGGGTGTCTATGGAATGTTCACGGCCGACCACACCGAGGGTGCCGCTGACCTCGATGTCACGCGCAACCGGCGGGTAAACGTCGATTTCGTCGCCTTCGTACACGCTGACTGCGACGTTCAAAACGCCTTGGCTTTCCAGGCTGATCGCCAGCCCCGTCAGGTGCCTGGTCAGCGGCTTGGCGTCGTCAATCAGGCGCTCAAGCTCCTGATACATTTCCTCGGTGATCCCGGTGTCCAGCACGCCGACCTTGATCGCGAAGGTGCCCGGCACCCCCTCCGGCACCGTGTTGAACCACTCGACAATCTCGATCAGGTAGCCCAGGGGCTCGACCACCCGGCGCAAGGCGCCGATGGTGCCCTTGCGGGCATGGATGTAATAGGACGCCTTGATGGCCGCGCGCTTGGTCGCCTCGCTCCATCGGTAATCCCAGCGATCGACCGACCAGGCCCACGCCAGGTGCGGCAGCAAATGCACCGGGCAGGTGTCGGCGTTGTAGAGCGTGCGCAGCGGGACAATCGTCTTTTCGTAGAACGCCGCCTCCAGGGCGCGCTCCAGGGGCGTGCTGTTGACCGGTAGGAGACTGTTCATGTCAGGTCGCCATGATCACGGTAAAGCCTGTACAGAACGCCGCCTGGGCCTTGGTAGAGGCCAGGTCGACCCAGCCGGGCAGCTCGACGCGAGACACGCCGGCAATGTGTAGCTGGGCGTCGATGGCCGAACGCGCCACCTCCACCCCCAGGCGCTTGCGCGGATTGATCCACTTCCCGAGGCGGCTTTGCGCCTCGGCCAGACTGGCGTCCGCCTCCGGGCCTACGCTGTTCATGTGCAAAATGGCGTCGACCCGATAGTTGAGAATCTGCGCACTCTGCACGGTCAGCCGATCGGTCAACGGTCGCACATCCTCATCATTCAGCCCCGCCTTGACCGTGGCCAGCAGCTCGGGGCTGGCTTGGCCGCTGCCTTCGGTACTCAACACCGTGACCGTGACGTAACACGGCGCCGGGCTTTCCGCAGTGGCATCAGCCACCAGGCCCGAGGCGTTGCGTGCGTGCAAGATGTAGCTGGCACGCGGCCCGGCCGTGGTCAGCCCTTCATAGGTCAACTGGATGCGTTCGCGGTAAGGGTCGTCCTCCTCCATGATTTCCGGCACCGGTGGCACCGCCAGCAGATCCTCGACTTGAATGACCAGGCGCGCGCAATTGACGTTGCCGCCCAGGTGATCCAGATCGGAACCGATGGCATGCGCCAACAGCAGTGCCTTGGCCGCATCGTTGACCCGGGCGCGGTTACCCACCTTCTGATAGGCCGCCACTTCCAGCACTTTAACGACCGGCTCACTTTCCAGCGGCGCGCTCCAGTTGTCGCCCATGTACTCGCGAAAGACCCCTAGACCTTCTTCATACGTCAGCTCAAAGTCCAGCGGCTCCAGCACAAGCGGCGCCGGCAGCGCCGTCAGATCCAAGACACTCATACACTCACCTCTAGCATGTCGCTGGCCCCTTGGTACTGGCCGACAAGTTGCAGATCGATGCGGCCGCCGCTCACGGCCACAACACGCACTCGCTCCAGTTTCAAACGTGGCTCCCAGCGATCCAAGGCTCGCGCGACTTCGGCCTGTACGGCGCTTTTCCAGCCCTCATTGACGGGCAGGTCCACAAACTGCCTGAGCTTGCTGCCGTACTCTGGAACCATCCGGCGACTGCCCAAGGGCGTGCCCAAAATGTCCACGATGGACTGCCGCAGGTGCTGGATGCCGGAAATGGGTTGGCCGGTTTGGCGATCCATTCCGATCATCTAAATCACTCCTTCAGCGGCTTGAACTCGGCGTGCGCCTTCAGAAAGTCGAGCGCTTCGGTATCGTCCGGCGCCACTTCGACCAGGGCCTGGGTTACCGCCAGCGTGCGGCGGGTTTTGGGAATGATCAGGGTGCGCGAGGTGAACACCTGATCGGCGAACTTCAGCGGCGCCGGCAACGGCTCAGCGGCGGCCGGCGCCTCGGTGGCGAGCTTGTCGGTGGTCTTGGCCATGCGGGTTTTCTCCAGGCATAAAAAAGCCCGCACACGGCGGGCTGTTGTGAGGTTGAAATTAGTGCGTGTGGTGGTTGCTGTTGCCGGTGGTGTCGATGATCGCGCCGGCACTGGTGATGCCGCTCGTGACGTGTAACGCACCTTCGATCCGCACCGCCGCCTTCAGGGTGATATTCCCCGCCGTGACGTTCACCGCGTTATCCGTAACGACGACTTCGGTACTGGCGACTTTGATCGTCACTGTCCCGCTGGGCAAGGTGATGGTGTAGCTCTTGGCCTTCCAGTCGTAGACCAGCGAGCCGCCATCATCAAAGCGCCAGGTTTCCACATGGTCGCGGTTATCCGGCGGCGCGCCGGCGTTGCCGTACAGCCCAGGAATGAACGTGCCTTGCGACACATCACCGCTGGCACTGACCAGCGTCCCCTGCTCGTTCAAGCTGGGCGCGCGCCAGTGCCTGGCCTTGCCGGCTGCAATGCTGTGCCAGCGTACCCAGGCGCTGACCCACTCGCCATCCGACACACGACACACCGGCGGCGAGGCGGTCAGATCCACCGCCACCACATAACAATCCTTGACCACGCCGGCCAACATGCGGTCATGCTGGGCGCTTGCGTAGCCGCTCATGTGCGCTTGTCCAGGTCGAAGTCTTCAGCCGGGACAAAGTCGCCTTTTTCGTCGTCGTTGAAGCCGAACAACAACGCGCCAGGCGCCTCATCCGGCCATGGCCATACAAGCTCCCCGACCTCAAAGTTTTGCGTCCACTGCACCGACCACATGGCGAACTGCTCCAGCTCTTCGGTCGGTGCCTCGGGCTGCGCGTGGACGTTCTCGGGCGGACCCGTGAGAAAGTCCAAGCCACCCCACCACTGATCCTTCAGCACCGTCGCCAGTTGCGTCGCCAGAATTGACGCCTGGAGCGAAGCCTTCGGCCGCGTGGCGTCAATCAATACACACGACTGAAAACGCCCGACCAGTGCGACTTTCCCGGTGCCGCGATCGACGCCCGGGGTGATGTCGGTCAGGCCGAACATCAGCGCCGGCACCCGCACTTTTTTCCCCAGCTCGGGAAATGCCTCGACCTGTAGAACCTTTGGCATCGCCGCACGGATCGTGCCGGCTATGGCGTCATGTAATGTCGTCAGTTCGCTCATCGTTCGTACTCAACACTATGTCCACCATGCCCGAGCCTTCCGGCTTGAAGCGCACGACCTTGTAAGGACCGCCGCCCAGCTCGGTCGGCAGCTCGACCGTTAGAAAATCGCCCTTTTTGACCCCTTGCACGTCGACCACCCGCACGGTCAGGGTCGGCTCTAGCACATCATCGGCATTGATCACGCTACCCAGGCGCATGCCCCGCCCCTCGCCACCGCCGATTTCGGCGCCGACAAAAGGCGAGACAAAGGCACCCATCACCGGCCGGCCATCGACCAACGTGACCGGATCACCCAGGCGACTCACCAGCAAGGCGTCCATGCGATCGGCCAGGGCTCGAAAGCCAGCGCCGGGCATTACTGAATCAACAGCGCTTCGGCGTAGCCACCGACCGCATCGGTCAACAGCTTGCCGAACGGCACCGCGTCGGCCGTGCCATCGGCCACCAGCACGCCCGCCAACACGCTGACCTTGACGCCCGCTTTCAGCGCACCGGTAACCTGCAAGGTCCAGACATCACCCAGCACACCGGTGAAGGGCTGGCCCTTGACCGTGTCTTCCAGCGGGATCACCACCAGGGCATTGATGGCCACCGGTACGCCGGACTTGGTGCCGCCGGTAGGGGAAACAAAAGTACGCGATCGGCCTTCGCCCGCATGATTTTTAGCCATTGCTCAAATCTCCAGAACACAGAAACAACAAACCCCGCACAGGGCGGGGTTCTGAGGGACACCGGGGAATTACTGCCCGGCGGACTTGTACAGGCCGCGATAGTCGAGCGGCGCAACGCCGGCATCGATCCGCACCTTGCTGCTCACGCCGTCGACAGTGAAGCCGTTTTCTTGCTCGACATACGGGGTGTCGATGCCGTTCAGGTACGCGACTTCGATGGTGTCGGTGCCTTGCTTGGCGGCCAGATACCACTCGGTCGCCGACGAATCGTCCAGCCGCGGCTCGCCGATAACCTTCGCGAAACCGCGAATCGGGTTGATGATCCCGGAATTGACATCAGCGCCCGGCACCGAGGCCGAGTTGATCAACTGATTCGCCTTGTCTTCCAGGGCCACCGGCGTCAGGACGAAGGCCGGGCGGATGTTCAGCGTGCGCGGCTTGCCGCCATCGACTTGCACCTTCTGCGAGGCCATGGCGGTCTTGCCCGCGCTCAGGCTGGCAATGGACAGCTCAGAACTGGCGCCGGTCGCCAGGTTCTTGCGGTCAGCGTGAAACAGCGACTTCTTGTCGCGCATTTGTGGCGGCGTGGTCAGCACGGCGTAAACCAGATCCCCCACGGTGGCGCGCGCTGCCTGGCCCATCTTGTAAGGGATGTCATTCAACAGCGACAGGTCGTCGTTGATGATCGCCTGACGGGTGATCGCGAACACCTCGCCATAGGTGGCCAAGGCGATCGACTCGCCACGATCACCCAGGGTAATGCGCTTGTATTCCGCACCTGGGCGCACTTCGCGCAGGCTCGGGAACTCACCCAGGCCGACCCGGGCCGAGGACTTGAAGTCGCTCAACTGGCCTTTTTTGGTCCACAGGTGGAACGTCTCCGGGGCCTCTTCCCAGCCCAACAGCACCGACTTGCCGGCAATGTCCAGCAGAATCTGCCCGAAGTCGCTAGAGCCGTGCGTGAACGCCATGCCGACCATCTGCATCGGATTGAGCGTGGCGACCAGAATGCCGCGTTCGGTCAGCGAGGCGCGCGCCAGCTCATGCAAGCGCATGTGATTGAGGTTGTTGCTGGCCTCGATTTCCGCCTGGCCGATACGGGCTTGCAGGGACGCACGCACCGAGTCGCCGACCAGATTGCCGTTGCTGATATGGCCATGCAGGCCCGGCACATTGCTCGGTGTAGCGGCTTCGCCTAGCTTGGCCAGCAGTTGGGCGCGGGCGCCTTCGACGGTGCAGCCCATGTCGCTGACACAGGCCGCCAACAGCTCGGCATGCGCGGCCGCGAAACCACCGAAAGCGGCAGTAATGCCGGTACGGCGTTCGGTGTCTTCGGCGATGATTTGCGCGCGAATCTGCTCAGGGGTCACCGCGTTGACCGGCGCCGCCGGTGCAGGCGCTGGGGCCGGCGTCGGAGCGGGAACTTGGTTACGCGGGTTCATCAGGTTGTTAAAGGCGGCTGCCGGCATGTGTTCAAACTCCTGCATGCGTTTCGAATTGAGTTGTGCGGCAGCCACCAGGGGGTCAAGCAACTGATCCGCGAAACCGGCTGCCACCGCCTCGCTACCATCCATCCACGTTTCATCTTTCAGCATGGCGTGGATTTCTTCCGGGCTTTTGCCCGTCTTGCTGACATACGCTTGCACCAGCGTGCCCTCGACCTTGTCGAGCAAATCGGCATAACGGCGCATGTCTTCCGCATCCCCGCCCTGGGCGCCCCAGGGCTTGTGGATCATCATCATGGCGTTGGTCGGCATGTACACCTTGTCACCGGCCATCGCGATCACGCTGGCCATGGACGCCGCCAGGCCGTCGATGTAGACATCGAGCCGCGCCGGGTGCGCCTTCAGCGTGTTGTAAATCGCCATGCCGGCGAACACGTCACCGCCCGGCGAATGGATGCGCAGATTGATTTGTGACACGTCACCGCACGCCGCCAGATCCAGGGCGAATTGCTTGGCGCTGATGCCCCAGGCGCCAATTTCGTCATACAACAAAATCTCGACACTGCCGCGCGCCATGGCGCGCATCGAGTACCAACTTTCGACCGGCTGATTTTCCGCGCTGATCGCCGCCGTGACCGAAGCCGCGACCGATGCGCGAGGCATCCATAGCGGTCGTTTACGTTTGTTTTTGCGTGCCTGAAAGGTCTGCATTGATGGTCGTCTTCCCGTAGAACTGGTGGTAGGCATCCGAGCTGTAAACCAGCCCTTTCGCCCGGTTGGTTGTGATTTCCGCCTCCCGCGAACGCTTGAGTTCTTGCGGGTTGCGACCACGCGCGCGGGCCACTTCGGCCTCATCGGCATAACCGGCCTTAACCAGCAGCTCCCAGGCCGTGGCCTCATGCACCGGGTTGATCCAGGGCATCACCGGCCCCTGATAAACCGCGCTATAGACCGAATCCATATCCACATCCGGCGGCGGCTTCAGCACACCGCTGACCAACCCCATTTCAACGAATGCCCGGTACACCTTGCGCGCCCAGTAGTCGATGAATTCGTGTTGCAGCAGGTCATAACCCAGTTGCGACTCGACCAGCTCCTGACGCTGGGCCGAGTAAGTGCCGGTGTAGCTGCGCGTCGCGGTTGAGTAACCAATGCGCGTACCGGCGGCGACCGCGCGTAGCTGGCCGTTGCGGAAACTCTCCACAAACTGGCTCGGGCGGTTGCTTTCGATCATGCCCACGTCTTCGCCCGGCAACAGCCCGTCGAACACCATGCCCGGGGCAATCGGAATGCTCCGGGCGCCCATGGCCTGGCCGTCCTTGCCGGCGGTGGTCGGGGCCACCACATAGTCATCGGTCGAGCCCTTTTTGATGAACATCGCCAGGGCGGCACTGATCCGCGCGGCGACCCGCTCGCTTTCCTCGTAATCCTTGATGTCCGCCAGGCGCGTCAGCACGGCATGCAACAGCGGCTGGCCACGGTTCTGCCCGATGCGCTTGCGATACGCGATGTGCAACATGCGCTCGGCCGGCACGAACTTGGTATCGGTCGACAGGCTGAAACCCATGGCGCTGCCCGGGTGCCGCTTCAGCAGGTTGTAACCCTTGACCCGGCGCCAGGCGTCCCGCGTGATGCCCTGGCAAATGCCGTTGGCTTCGTCGTTGTAGTTCCACGGCAAATAGTCCGCTTCCAGCAACTCCAGGGAAAACGGCACTTTGTGCAGGTGCTTGAAGTTGGGCACCGTGCCCATCAGCAACTGGGCCAACCCCTCGCCATCACGCAGCCAGGACCGGCACACCTGGCGCTCCATCTGCGCCCGGGTCAGTTCGCCCGAGGACTCCGGGCGCAACGACCACTCGGCCCACGCCGTTTTCAGTTGCGCGGCAAACCCCAGGTGAATGTTGCCGGCGATGTCCAGCGGCAACGGCTCGACCGCAATGCCAGCACCGCCCACCACCCGCTCTTCCAGGCGATCGTAAATGCCGGTTACCAGGTCGTGATCTTCGTCCAGCTTGCGGGACTGGCCACGCAACGACTCGGCGTCGCGCTGTAGCGAACTGTCGGCGCTGCGGGTCTGACGTTCGGCCTTGTGCGTGCGGGTGATACGGGCCGCCTCAAACGCCTGAAGACCATCGCGCGCAGCCATGCGCTTCAGCCCCGCCCGAGGAGACACCGCCGCGATACACCGATCAAGGAAGTTCAACGGAACTCAGCCAGGGCAAAACCCGGGCTGCCCCGCGCGGCGGCGTTTTGTGCATTGACCCGGCGTTCCCACTCTCGGCGCCCGGCTTGGATTTGCGGCAGCTCGGCCATCGTGTGGGTACGGCCCTGAAAGATGGTCGTTTTACCCAGCAAAATCGCGGCCTCGGCCTCCAGATACTTGTCCAGCATCTCTTGCGCGTTCATAGCCATCCGTTACTGTCCACGTTGTGCCAATCGCCAGCGGCGTCGGCTTGGGTTGATAGGGGCTCAGGCGGCGTCGTTGGAGGCGACGGCGCGGGCTCTTCGGGTTCCGACTCCTCGGGCTCCGGGGTGGCTGGCACCGCCCAGGTGCCCAACTCAGGCACAAACTGGGCCTCAAGGGCCAGGCGCTCCAGATCCAGACCGAATTTCTCCTGGCTGATCCGCAACGCGGCGAGCGCGTACACAAAGCAGTCGAGCGCTTCGTTTCGCCGGCCGCTGTTTTCCCAGCGCTGCACCCGGCGACCTTTGACGATCACCCACTTTTTGCGCTCGCTCGTGAGCTGCTTCATTTCGTCTTCGTCACACACCTGCTCATTGAGCGGCAGATGGATGCACTCGGGCACCGGCCGATCGCCGTCCGGCTCCAGCTTCAAGCGGCTGTAAATCAGCTCTTTGGCGTTGTCGGTGCCGACTTCGGTCAGGTAAACCCGATCGTCTTTGGTCTTTTTCTTCGGGAAGTTGGCAATTTTCTTGCCGTAGGTGGATGCACCAAACACCGGAATCACCCAGGTGACGCCGTGCTTTTTGCTTTCCTTACGTACTTCGTCCGAGTAGTGACCGCCGGAGTCCCAGCACCAACGCTCAACCCGCATCAGCGTCCCGTCAGCCCGCTTGAAATGCCGGCGGATTTCCTGGCCCACTTTCTTGCGCAGCTCGACGCTGGCCGGGTCACCCGTCAGCACCCAGCGGTGGACTAGCCAAGATTCTTCACCGGCGCCAAAGGCCCACACTCGACCCTCGTACCGATCGTCTTGGGTGTCGATGCCACCGACCAGAACCAGCCCACGGGCCGGCACGCCGAGGTAAGCCAGGCGGCGCTTGTCCAACACCTCCCAGTCGAGTTTTTCCGCCTGATCTTCTTCCCAGGCCTCGCCCAGCGTAGTGTTAACAAAGGTCTTGAGCTTGCCCCGGTCCTTCTTGATCTTGATCCATTCGCCGACCACTTCGGCCCAGGTCACAAACTCGGAATACACCGTCCAGATATGAAAGGTGATCGAGCGCGGCGTCTGGATCAGCTTGCCAGCGCTGGAAAACCAGGCCATGCCGTCCAGGGTCCAAATGCCGGTGCGCTCGCACACGTAGCGCCCGGACACCGAGGCCGTGACCATTTCGTGATATTCGAACGTGCAGCCGTGGCCGGACTCACACGCGTACCAGGCTTTTTCGACCTGGCCATAATCGTTCAGCAGCCACTTGATGCCGTGAGGCGTTTCCGGGTCGCCCCATTTCAAGTGTTGTTCCGTGCCACAGTGCGGGCACTTGATGTTGAAGCGCAGCAGGTGCGGCGAGTCGTCCGAGGCCCGGGTGATTTGGCAGCCTTCACCGGTCGACTCTTCATCACTGTCTGTACTGACCACCGTCGTCGGGGTGGACCCGCGAATGGACTTTTTGAAGGTCGCACCTTCCAGGCGTTTGTCACCCAGGATGGTCGGGGCGCCCTCGCCTTCCACGTCGGCGTCAAACTTCGACAGCTCGTCGTAAATCACTTCGTCCGGGCTTTTCTCCCGGTAGTTACGCGCCGCCTTGCCACCCAGGCACCACAGCATTTTCTGATTATCAAAACGCTTTTCGTCCAGCGTGTTGTCCCGGTGCTTCATGCCGTACCAGGGCGCCAAAGCCCTGACCAGGGGGACGTCGCGAATCATCGTTTCGATGTGCCGCTTCATCATCCCGTCAGCGTCGGGGTCAGTCGGGCACCAGGCCAACACGTTGCGTTTCTTGTGCTGGATCTTGTAGCCCATGTTCGCAATGAGCATTTTCGTATAGCCAACCCGGGCCGACTTCAGCACGTTGACTTCACGAATCAGATCATTGCCCATCGCGTTGAGAATCGCGACCTGAAAGGGTGCCGTGGTCCATCGCCCCTCTTGATAGGACGACTCAGACGACAGGTAAAAGTGTTTATTGGCCCATTCCACCGCCGTCAGCGGCGGCTCTTTGTACAGACCATTCAGCCCCTTGCGGACGGCATCAGTCAGCGCCCTCATCCAGGGCTTCAACGAACTCATCTAGAAGCTCCGGCAGGACGTCGGCCAAATTGACCGCCTCGTTACGCGTAACGGCGATTTCACTCTGGATCGCCTCCAGGTGACGCACTTCGATGTCAGGGTGTTTGCGTTTGACCTTGACGTGGACGGTGTCCAGCGTTGAGCCAAGCATTGCGCTTAAACGGCCCAGGGCGAACAGGCAAAAGTCCACTGGCACCAGTTTTTTCGCCTTCACCCGATTACGCATTTCCTGGGCGTCGGCCTGCTCGGTGGTCAGACGCAATTTCTGTTGCGCTTGCTTGTACTCAATGAATGGATCGAGCGGATCACCGTTGTCATCGAGTGGTTGGTGTTTATCCCCCTTGTGTTTCAGGCGGTTGTCCAGCACCGAACGCACGTCATAAAACGACTCGCGGCCGATTCGCTCGACCGGCTCGACGCCCCATTTGTCAAAGGCTTGCGTGGTGATGCCGAGGCTAGCCGCCATGCGTGATTTGTTCAGCCAATGCGGCTGACGAGTAATTGATGAATTGGCCATAACGACACAACAACCTCGACTCAAAAACGGGTCATATATAGCGAACGAGCGGGGCCCGAATTACCCCCTATAGGGGTGGAGTCCGGGAGTACCTTTTGGTTTCTCTCGCCCCCCGCCTGTCAAGCGAAGACCGCCGAAAGCCAGCCTTTTTTTCGGGAGTTTAGACATTGGGTCGACCTCCAAGAGTCAGGACCTAGCCGTGGCCATCGCCTCGGCAAATGAGGCAGCGAAGTCGGCCGAGTAATTGGCCTTGGCGATGTTATTGGCGATCTTGAAGAACGGGAAAATGGTGCGGTAATGCGGCGCCAAGGCACTAAAGACAAAGACTGGACGAACTTCATCGCCCTTGCGCTCCCACACCGCCCGCGTGCCGTCGACCTCACCGGAGAAGAACCGATGGGCATTGCCCTTGCGCTTGCTTCGGGTGCTGCCACTGGCATTGGCCTGATAGCCCGACCGCGTCTCAGCCGCACCCAACCCCGACAGGATCTTGGTCATGGTGCCGCGCGACACGTTGCCGTACTGATTCATGAATGGCGTGGTGGGCACCGCATACTCGCTGGCATGCATGATGCCGCGAGCGATCAACGCCATCTCGAAACGTTTGTGGGGCCGAATGCCGCCGCTGACCGCTTGCTGTAGATAGGTGTCGGCCGGGATGCCGGACGTCCACGAATCCTTAAACCAAACCACAGCGGGCTTGCTCTTGGTGGCATTCCTGATAAACAGGCTGTTGAGTGTGGTCGGGGTCGGCCGATCAAGTCGATCCTTCATCACCTTGATGGTGCCCGCCTTGATCCGCTCGGCCAACCTGTTCGCGGTCTTCATCAGCGTAAACGGCAGCTGCTTACGCTCCAACTCCTGCATTCCCGCTGTAATCGGCGCCGTGTCTAACGACAGATCAAGCTTGAACATACCGTGAGCCCCTGAGTTTGTGCTTTATTGGCCGCTCGTATTACGCCTTGCCGATGGGTCACTAACTCCAGCCCTCTTCGCCAAAAACTGCGTATACAGACCACCAGCAACATCGGCACCGATGACCGCAATGACGATGCCCAAGCCTGCAGCAAGATAGAGATTGCTCCACAGAGCCATAGCGAGCAGTAGCGTGGCCATGCCCAATAGGCCAGACGCAAGAAAACGCAGGGCTACGCGCTGCAGGATCTGACGAAGACCAAGGTTGGCGCCTGATGCCCTCAGCATCTCTCCAGACAAACCGGCCATGCTCAGCAATACCAATAGCCAAAGGGGCACATCAGCGAGAGCCTGATGCTCAGTGTTCATCTGTCGTCCTCGAATAGGTTTGGCCTCCATGTCACTGTCATCCGCGCAGAGCAAAGAGCCAGGCATGGGGCCAAAAACGAAAAAGCCCCGCTCAATGGCAGGGCTTAAAAGTAGGTACAAAAAACCCGACTCGATGGCCGGGTTTTTGAAAGCGTCTCGCTGCGTTCACAGCAATTCACGCTGCTATAAAAACAAATCTATTCCGCGCGGAAAAGCTCTTTTTTAGAATCCGCTATGACTCTTCAACCCGTCGCGTCCCGCTTGAGTTATCACATACCCATCCGAGCCGTTTGACTCAAGAAAGCCACGCTTTACCAGTGAGTCGATCGTCCTGAAAGAGTAAGTTTCTAATTCGTCAGACCCGCGCTGAAACTTACCTTCAGCATAAAGAACGTAACCAAGGAAAGCAGAATTCAGTGCCACGCCTTGGAGGTCTGTCAGTCTGACCCTTGAGGTTGGCGTCGACAGTGGCACCGACTGTTCTACCTGCTCCAGTTGCTCCAATTGCTCCAGCTCTCCTTCTTTCCAGTCATCAGCCTCAACGTTACTGGCCTTTTTCCTAGACCGAAGCACAACAAAAGCAATCGCAATCAGAACTAGTGCCGCTTTTACATACGCGTCCATGTGAATGTCTCAATTGTAAAACGCCGATGGTAGCCACTAATGGGCCACCAAGGTCAAGCGGCAGCCCTCATGTCACTCACCGCGCAGTCCACCCACGCCGCCCCGGCCCTGACTAGTTCCCTCGCCTTTCCCTCACTGATCCCGAAGTGTTTTCCCACTCGCACCATGGCCCACTTTTCGCCGAAGTACAGCCAGAGAACATCGCCCATTTGCTGATCCCGATGTGTGAGCCTTGCCACTGCATTGTCGATAGCAATCGCCCAGTCATCCGTAATGCAGTAATTCTTGCTTGCTGACGGCTGGGCTGCCGCTTGGCGCATCAGCGCTAAAGTTGGAGACGTGTAACCAGGAACCCCCATTCCATCCATTCGCCACCAGCCCCACTGTTCAAGTAGGTATTCGGTGTCTCCCAGTGGTCGCCCTGCCGGCTTACGAATCATCATGCTCTCAATCCCCTGTGTAGTTTGTGCCGCCCGCCCCCAGGCGGTTCGATTGTTCGTACTGTCGCTGAGGCCCGGCTACGTCGGTCGGGTCTTTCAGTGCCGCAATTTCATGCTGTGCCTGCTGCAATTTGAAACTTAATTGGGTAACAAGCTCGTCTGACGAAAGCACCAACCTGCTGCCCCTAACAAGCCAACCTGAGCCGTTGCATTCAGTGCAAACCAGCTCATAAAACAGCCCCATGACTACTGCTTTCCCCCTGCACACCGAGCAAGGCTCCAGCTCGATTCGCTCCCTCTTAAAGCCAGGCGCTTGCCCCTTCTGCATGATTTGAAACCTCGCCCTTAACAAATTGCGGAATCGACTCGCAGGCCGCGTCGTTCAAGGCGTCTACGATGTTTTGCGAATCTTCATATCTAACGCCTGTCTGCTCGTGAATCGCCTTGAAGCCGCGCTCATCTAACCAGTTGTGCCACTTCACCAGAGCCAGCCGACGCTGCTCTTTGGCCTGGGTGTTGATGTACGTCGACGCGATCTTGCCGAGGGAGTGGTTTAGCAACATCTCGCCGATGTGGCCGTCGACGCCGAGGTCAGTCCAGGCGGTACGCGCGACCTTGCGCAGGTCGTGACTGGTCCAGGCGCCCTGCCCTAATCGGGTGAACACGGCACTGGCCTGGTTATCGCTCAGCGGCTTGCCCCGGCGAGACGGGAACAGGAATGGCCCCTCGTACCCTTGGCAGGACTGTCGATCACGGTAGCGGCGCAGCAACGCGCACACCTGGTCGGTCAGTGGCACCCGCAGCTCGGTCTTGCTCTTCGTGTGCTCGGCCGGCAGGAACCACTCACGCTCAGCCAGCGCAATGTCCGCCCAGCGAGACTGGCGGGTTTCGCCGATGCGGGTACCGTGGCAGAGCATCATCAGGGCCAGCATGGCGTCAGCCGACGCACGCTCGAAACGCTCGGCCAGTTGCGCCACCAGCTCGGGCAACTGGACATCGCGCAGGCGGGCGGGCTTGGGCAAAATGCGGGCCGTCGTGAAGTTGATGAACTTGAGCTCGGCCATCGGGTTGACGGGGATCAGGTCCAGCTTGCGGGCCTGACGAAAAGCCACGGCGAGTAGGCGGTACAGCTGCTGGACGTACGACAGCGACAACTCTTCCTGAGCCGGCCACATCAGCAGCTTGTCGAGGGTCTGGGCATTGACGTCGCGAATCAGCAGATCATCCAGGCGCGGCTTGAGCTGGCAACTGATGGCCGACTTGCCGGCTGACCGGCGCTTGTCGGAGAGCGCACGCGAGCGCGCCATGCGGTCGGCGAACCAATCCAGCAACTCGCCGACGGTGACCCAGCCCGAAACGCTGGCCGCGCCATCGGCAGCCACACGCACGCGCACTGCCGGCAACGCCGCGACCACCTGCTTGGTACTCAGGTCCGGAAAGCCGCCGATGCGGTGCCATTGGCGCTTGTTCAGCAGGTACCAGGAACCGCGGGCGCGATTCTTCGCATAACGAAAGTGCAGTGCCGGGTGGCTGGCGTCTCGCAGGTCGCGCACATGCTCAAGCTTGGCGTTGCGCTGAATTTCGGCGTCTGACAGCTTCACGGTCAGGGTCTTGATCAGGGTGCTCAATCGGTTCTCTCCGGTTGGACGAAGCGGTCCACCACTTCAAACGTTGAAGGCCACATCCAAGCGCCATACCGCTTGGCCATGGCCTCGTCGGCAAACAACGCCAACGCGTGGTCGGGCGTACTGCCCAAATCCAATTTGGAAGAGCAGCAAAACACCGCGAAGCGGTAGTTGGACGGATCGGGGACAGCGAGTCGCTCGGAACCCATCAGAACTTCTCCTTGTTGGCATATCGGCGGGACAGCGGGGTTACCTTTTCCGGCTGCTCGACAGGCTCTGGCTTCCACCCGGCAGCAAGGTTTTCGAATCGGTTGTACTGGCCAAGGAAGGCCGTGCGGACAGTGCCCATCTCAATGTCACGACCCTTGCCGATGATGATTTCGGCAACACCTTTGGCGTCGGTGTTTTCGTGATAGACCTCGTCGCGGTACACGAACAGGATCACGTCGGCGTCCTGCTCGATGGCGCCGGATTCCCTCAAGTCCGAGGGGATTGGTCGCTTGTTCGGGCGTTCTTCGCATTTGCGGGAGAGCTGACTGAGCAGCACGACGGGGATGCCCAACTCCTTGGCGAGCAGCTTGCAACCACGACTGATACTGCTGACCTCTTCCGTTCGATTGCCGCCCTCGCCTTCCAGCAACTGCAGGTAGTCGATCATCAGCAGGTCAAGGCCGTAACGCATCTTGTGGCGACGGGCCAGCGAGCGGATGCGACCAATCGACGAACCGGAGCGGTCGGCGATGTACAGCGGTGCACGGCGAAGCACGCCGGCCGCAGCAGAGAGCTCAGCTCCATGGCTCTGGCACGCCGTCCCGTTCTTCACCAAGGTGAGCGGAATACGTCCTTCGGAAGCCACCGCCCGATCCAGTAGCTGGCCTTTGTTCATCTCCAGGCTGATGACGAGCGCTGACTTGCTCTGTCGCACCGCCGCCTCGACAACAAACCCCATGGCCAGCGTGGTCTTGCCCATGGCAGGACGGCCGGCGACGATGTACAGGTGGTCCGGCTGCAGGCCACCCAGCTTTTCGTCCAAGTCCCGCAGACCAGTGGACAGTCCAATCAGCGTTTCGCCACGGGCATGGCGATCATGACGCTCCTGCCACACTTCCAGTTGGTCGGCCAGCACGTCCCCCACTTTGACAATGTCGTCATCACCGGATCCGCAGTCGATCGCCATGGCCGCAGCTTGGACGGCGGCGATTTTCGCCTGCACATCCTGATCACTGTGCGCGATATCCATGGCCTGGCCGCCAAGGTCGAACAAGGCCCGCTCGATTGCTCTCTCTCGCACAATGCCCGCGTAGGTCTTGGCGCTGGCAACGCTGGGAGTACCGTTTACGATTTCGGCGCAGTAGGCAAAAGCAGGACTGCCATCCGGCAAGTCGCCAACGTGGTCACCCACCGTGAGGAAATCGACGGATTTGCCGACCGAGCGGACCGCCATGATCCCCCGGTACACCTCGGCGTTTGCCGGGAAGTAGAACGATTCGGCGGACAGGTCGTCGCTGAGGGAGTCGATCAATTCAGGGCGCTGCATCATCGCGCCCAGCAGGCCGTGTTCGGCCTCAATGCTGTACGGATCACGCATGGTAATTACCCTCAACGACTTTCACGAAGTTACTCGGGGCAATCAACCAGTCGAAGTTGCAGCGGAATGGGTTGCTGCCGGCGGAGGCAACCTCCCCCATCAGGAACTTGCTCGAGCGCACCAGAGCGAAGTACTCAGCCCAGAATTGAAGGTCCTGGTGCACGCTGTTCTCGTTCCAGCGGGCAGTGATCTTGGTGATCCGATCTTTGGTCAGCATCACGACCCGAGGAAACTCTGGGATCGTTTTGTTGAACAAGTCGACGATTGCCTGAGTTGGGCACTTCGATTTCGAAATCTTGGGTGGCTGCTCATCGTCGCCAAGAGGTGACGGTTCACTTGGTGGTTCTATTACGGTTCTGGGTGCGGCTGCTGCGGGGGTTTCTGTCGTGAGCTGCGGGGGTGATGGTGCATCTGCTGCGGGGTGCAACTCTTGCGGGGGTGCATATGCTGCCGGGGTTAAGGTGTACATCGTCGAGCGGCCCATCCGCTCACGAACAGACAGCAGGCCAACCTGGCCCAGCCACTTGATGGCCGTCTGAACGGTCCTTTCAGCCAGGCAAGTCCGTTCCGCGATACGAGCTACCGATGGCCAGCAAACGCCCTCATCGTTTGCGTTGTCCGCCAACGAGATCAGCACAGCTTTTTGCGGCCCGCTCATGCCCTGGAGTGGCCAGCACAAGCTCATGATTATGGTACTCACAGCTGATCTCCAGTCTCAGAAACAGCCGTGACATAGAGTCGTGACACGCTTTGCGATTGGTCGAAACGTGTCACGACATGGCGGGTATTGCCGGGAGTAGCGAACGTGTTCATAATGGCCCCTCAGTGTTTTGCGTTGTGAAGAAGCCGGGTTGCAGCCCGGCTTTTTTGTGCCTGCGATTCAGGCGATTACTTTCCAGCAGACGCGACCAATCCCGCCGACTGAGCTACTGCCCTCAGCGTTCAATGTCCCCACACGTCCTGATGTATTGCCGTCCATTTCCTTTCCCCTAATGGTCTTCCTGGCAGATCTTTTCTCACTGGATAAATCAACAGCTAATCCGGTGTTCTGCTGTTACTTGTTCCTGTCACGGATAATCGATTCCATACCCAGCGCCGATCACGCGGCGGTGTTTTGTGATGGGAAGGGTCTGATTTCCTCAGCGGTGTAGGTTCCGTCTTCGTGTTCTAGAACCTGAATGTCCCGCTCTGCACGAAGTGCTTTTGAGATTGCAGGCGAACTGACGCCAAGCGCCTTGGCAACGGCGGCTTGGCCAATTTTCTCTACTAGCTCGGGCAATGGCGTCTTCTTCATTTCTTGGCCTAAGAAGCGTGATTTGTGCTCGAAATATTAACCATCTGTTAATTTTTAATCAATACCGATGGTTTCTTCTATTTTTTAACCATTGGTTTACATTCGCGCGATGACGAAAAAACGAATCCTCCCTCCCGACCGAATGGCTGAATGCGAAGCGGCACATGCTCTGTTCCTCTCCAAAAAGAACGAGCTGAAGCTAAGTCAGAAGAAAATCGCTGATGCGGCCGGCATGACGCCGGCAGCGGTGAACCTCTACTTCAAGGGCATTAATCCGTTAAATGCTCAATTCGCTGCCGTTCTGGCTCGCATGATTCAAGAACCGGTTGAGGCGTTTAGCCCTCGCCTGGCAGAAGAGATACGCAACCTCGTTGGGGCTCCATCCACTAAAGTTGAGGCGGGCGAGCCAGATACGAATCCGGGAGCGTCAGCGGCCGAAATCGTCAGAGAGATGCTAGGTCGTAGCGGAAAAAATCTTTCGGAGGATGCCCGTAGACGGCTGCTTGCGGTCGCAGAGGTTGATGATGGTGGCGGCGCCATTGAGGTCGACTACTATCGCCCTGGAGTTGTTGGCGATGAGGTGTGGATTGCGCACTACGACGTCCGCGCAGCCATGGGTGGCGGGCAAATTCCTCACGACTATCCAGAGATGCTCCAGGATGTCCGGGTAAGCCCTCAGCATCTGCGGGAGATGGGAGTCGAGTTTAAGGAACACTTCCATCTCAAGATGGTGACCGGCTGGGGTCAGTCGATGGCGCCCACGATCAAGCATCGAGACCCGCTGCTCGTCGACATCAGTATTAGGGAATTCGTAGGGGACGGGATTTATATGTTCTCTTGGGAAGGTCACCTCTACATCAAGCGGCTCCAATGGGTTGGCGATGATCAGATCAAAATGATTTCTGATAATACGATGCACCCGCCGCAAACGATCAGAGCGAATGAGACCTTCATCCAGGCTCGGGTGCTGCTGGTGTGGAACGCCCACCTTGTGTAGCGAAACCGACATCTGACCGAACCGTTGCCCAAGCTAATCTCCAATACTCGTGGGCCATCGAACCACCGGCCTCAAGGAAGAAATCATGAAATGGGATTCGATGACCGGTGTAGCCGGCCACATGGATGTCAAGTACGACGGAGGAGATGCAGACAGGCATCTACTTGACTCTGCTCAGTACGCTCGATCAGTTGACGGGTCTGGGCGCCTGTATCGGCTAGTCAGCCATTATTGTCTTCACGGTGAAGTCCTTTCTGGAAAAAAACAATCTGACCTACGGTGCTTTTCGGCACCGCCTAGGGAGGGTTCATTCGACTCAACACTGGTTATACTTACAGCACTTACTCATCAATACCCAGCATTTAACGACGTCTACAAAAAGGCTTTCGACTGGCTGGTGGCGAAGGTGATGGGACACATCAAAGAAGCGCTGTCGGGGACATCAAACGTGAAAGAATTGGTCGACGTCATCAAGGAACAGGCGAAGTCGTCTTCTGAGTTGAATACCCTCTTGGCCAATGGGCTGATCAAGGCAAATGACAACCTCGCCAGTCTTCACGAGAAAATGATGGTTTCGATTCCTGGGCTGATCGAGGCGGCGAAATCGCCAATGAGAGCAGCGCTCGCTCCGGTCGGAAAAAGCTGTAACCAGATCACGCAATTTTCCGACTCCGAACATCCTGTGGTGATTTCCGAGCCTGAAGCACTTGCAATCCGTTCAGACGGTGACGTCGTGGTTGGAGAGCCGGGTGACTACGTGGTGACTAGAATTTATTCTCTGAGCGTAGATAGCGGCGTATGCCGAGTCGAGATCGAAGGATACGCTGGCACATATCATGGAAAGATCAACGATGTTGCTCTTACACAGCCAAACAACCCCTACACCCAAGCACTTAATCGCCACGAACCATTAAAGGTGAGAGCACGACCAGTGTTTAAAGACGGCGAACTGCACAGGCTCTTTATCACCGAAGCCTGAGCTAAGCCCGCCATTGAGCGGGCTTTTTTATATTTATCAGAAGGGCGCGACCTCCTCGACAGGCTCCAACACTTCCGCCGGTCGATCCTCTTCGGCGCTCGCCTCCCATCTCAGCGTCACCGACTCATCGTCGTTAAACGTCATGTCTATGCCGTCAGTTTCGGACAGCAAGCCCATCACCTCCTCCCATTCCCGATCACCGTCCGTGTCTAGGCGATGGATCGTCACCCAGCGCTGAATCTGTGCAACTGGGTGATTGATCATCGAGGAAACACGCAGGCCGAGCCGCTCTATCCCGCTTATTTCTTTTTTTGCTTCCGTTTTCGACTGCTTAGGCTTCGCCATACCTTTCCTTAATGCTGTATATCCATCCAGTAATGACGAAAGCATATATCACACCACCTGAAAATAAATTAACCATCGGTATTGACGTTAAAATATACCGATGGTTAACTACATCCATCGCCGGATAACTACCGGCCAGATGGAAGGCAGCGATGAACCGGCCTCAACGGTTCAGAGGGTTGGCAACTGACCCAGGTGTGCAGCGTAAAGCACCGCAAACAGTTATCCGGCGGGCTGAGTCGCGGTCGGACGAACAAATTGATTGAGCCCGTACCGCGCCAGCAGCGCCGAAGGGACACGGAATATTCACTGATGCACCTGGTTGGCCGGGTGCATTGGGAAAACAACCGGGAGTCAACGCGATGGAAACAGAGATCGTAAATGGCACATGGAAGGGTCACCTCGGTCGTGGCCTGGCGCCGCGAGAACTTCAGTTCCTTCTATGGGTTGCCCTCGGGCTGACCGCGAAGGAGATAGCACGGGAAGTCGGCATCTCGCCGGCCACCGTAGCGAAACGCCTCACCAACGCAATGTTCAAGCTCGGCGTCACGCGCCGCGCCGCTCTGGTGGCCGAAGCAATGCGCCGCCAAATCATTTCGCCAATGTGCTTCGTGCTGGCTGCACTCATCGCCATGCACGCAATACTCGATGGCGACTCAATGCGGCGTGATCGTCGGGTACCAGAGCGTCGTATCGCCCAGGTTCGGACGGCAAAGCGCGCCGAGGCTTACGACCACCACGCATAACCGCAGCACTCATAAAGGAATCGTGATGAACCAGACCATTCGCCAAAAACAAGCGGTCCTGCAGGTGTTGCGGGATCGCATCTCAATGTCCACCTCGGAGATGTACCAGATGATCGGACGCGACGGGCCGGTGCGGGTGCCACGCTTTAACGTGGTGCCGCTGGGAAAGAACTGCTTCGACGTGATCGAGCGCTCCACCGGCCTCTCCCGCGGCGCCCGGGCTGGCCACGACAGCGCCTGCCATTACGCGCAAGAACTCGAAGACAACGCCGACTTCGTTCAGTCCGTTGGCATGACTGCCCGCCGTTTCGGCCGTATCGCGCTTCGCTGGGTTACCGGCGTGGCCGTGATGCTCACTGTGTTCGCTTACTACGGAGCGCAATGATGATCGGCGTACCAATACCTAACCCGCGGGACTCGATGATCGACGACTTGAACCGAAAACTGGATCAGTTCTTCGGCGCCGGCGGCAAGGCTGAACCACGTCCACCCCGCTCGGACAAGATCGACCGCGACACCATCTTGAAGCGTCGTCGCCCTTCCCCTTCCCACGCAGAACGGATCGCACTGAGGCGTATCACGGAGTCTCTATGAGCAAGCGCAAGCCCAACAACATGCGTGCCCGGGTCGAGCGATCGTGCCGGGCACTGCTCAGCACCAACCACGTCGCAGTGGTGAACATCGACCCCAGCGGCCGCCAGGGCATGATCAACTGGAAGAGCTGCAAGAGCATCCCGCCAGGCCAGCGCCTCGCGGACGCGGTCTGCGATTTTGCTCACCGCTGGACGATCTATCTCAGCGTCCAGTGTCGCGATCAGCGCGGGCACCGCTACACCAAATCGGTAGAGGTAGCGCCCCAAGGCAACTATCTGGCCGCGCACCTCGAAGACGTGATAGAGGAAACCTACAAAGACCTGGTCGCCGAGAGTAATCCGAATCAGCGGGTCGCTTCGGGCTGGATCGCCATTCCCGCCGAGATATCGCTGACTGAAGAACAGGCCGCCCGGGTGTTCGACGCCGTGGGTGTCTGGAATCAGCAGAGGGCAGCATGAGGCGCATCAACAACCAGGTGCGCCAGCGCCGACGACAGACATGGCTGGATCTACCGGCCTACGGAATTGAAGAGGCAGGCCATGGCCGAGGAACAGCAGGAGCCGACGGCGGAAGCCATCATGCAGCGTCGAAAACGCGAGAAGGACGCGGCCAAGAAAGCCGCGCTGGGCATCGAGAAGTTTACTGTTGAGGTCGCCGGAGTGTTCAAGCCCGACCTCAAGCGGGTCATTGCTGCGCACGGCATCAATAACCAGCAGGAGGTTTACCAACTGCTGCTGATAAACCTGATCGCCTCCGACTTCGAAACCCAGGCCAAGATGCTGCGATGTGTCACGACACCTTTTGTTATCAGCGAAAAGGTGTCGCGATTAATCGAGGAGGCCGGCATGAAATCGCTCACTGACGATCCGCCAGAGCCTGACGACGAAATAGTTGCGTCCAGATAGGCTGAGTGTTACTCCATTCGTTTTGCTCTGTTCCATTCTGACTTAAGGATTACTTGTGATATTCGAATTATTGATTCACAAGTTTTTCCAGAGTCTCCAGAAACAGTTTCAGCCTTAATCAGTGCCTCGTTGACAAGAACGATAAGCTCTTGAAAGTTTTTTTCATTCGGATTAGAAAGCATTTCAATTTTCGATTTGAGCGAAACTGCCAATTGCTTAACTCGCCTTTTCTCCAACTCCCATGAAGCTACAAGCTCGGCAGCCTTAGACGCATCCTTCTTTGCAACCTTATCGATAAATATCTGATAGACAGATTTGTTATCAATCTGGTATTGGAGAACGCCGAGCGCGGCAATGTAATCAGAGCATGCCCCCCGTAAATCGTTGATCCAAGCCTGCCTACTTTCCTTGATAGCAATCGAGCGCGCGACATGCACCTGAGACTCTAAAGTCTTATTAAGTGCCTTTTCCTGAGAAGAAGTAGTTTCGTTAAAAATGGCCCTCTGATCAATTGCGTTTTTATTCGAATTTCTAATGGTTAACCAAGTACCGATCGCAAAAATCACAACAGTAACTACGAAACTTAGAAATGTTGCCAGGTCAAAATCGGACTCGACGACAATCTTAGGTAGTTGCTCAAGATAAACAACGGACGTTTCGTATTTCACAGAGCTTTCCTTTGGTCATTTGAAATCAGAACGCCATCATACGGATGAGGTATTCCTATGCCCACAGCAATCGATTTGTTTGCCCGTCTCGGCGGATGGTCCACTGGTGCCCGCAATGCAGGTATCGACGTAATCTGGGCCGCTAATCACTGGCCTGTCGCCGTCGAGTGGCACAGCGCCAACCACCCAGATGCGATTCACATCTGCCAGGACCTGCATCAAGCGGATTGGTCAAAGGTTCCTGCACACGACATCATGCTGGCTTCGCCGTGTTGCCAGGGGCATTCGAAGGCGCGCGGCAAGAAATCTGGAAACGCTCAGCACGACGCATCGCGGTCAACAGCCTGGGCGGTTGTGTCGGCTGCCGAGTTCCACCGGCCGGAAGTGGTGCTGGTCGAGAATGTGGAAGAGTTCACGGACTGGGCTTTGTATCCAGCCTGGTCGCAGGCAATGGCAGCGCTGGGCTACATGCTCGCGCCACATGTGGTCGATTGCGCCGATCTGGGCGTGCCACAGCACCGCGTGCGCCTGTTTCTGGTTTGCACACGGAGCAAAGTGCCGCTGAACCTTCAGCTTCACCAACGCCGACATGTTCCAGCCTCATCCTTCATCGATTTCGACGCGGGCAAGTGGAGCAAGGTCGCGAAGCCTGGTCGCGCCGAGTCGACGTTGCTCCGAGTGAAGAATGGCCGTGAGCGCTTCGGTGATCGATTCATCATGCCCTACTACGGATCAGGATCGGGCCTGACTGGCCGCTGCCTGGAGCGCCCAATCGGGACCATCACGACGCTTGATCGATGGGCCTTGGTTCGCGGCGATGAGATGCGAATGCTCTCCGCAAGCGAGGCCCTTGCTGCGATGTCGTTCCCGGCCGACACAAAGCGTCCGGACAATCATCGATTGACCATGCACATGGCTGGCAATGCGGTGCCGCCACTGGCGGGTCAGCGAATCATCGAAGCGCTACAAGCCGCTGCCTGACCTATCCGCGCCTGCTGAGCTGAAGACCTGGCTCTGCCCCATAGGCAAGAACACGCCACTGCGCAAGATCAGCAATCAGGCGAAGTCCTGCGCGAGCATCTGTCTCCAGCCTTTCAGGCGGAAGGCTAAGCAGCCGCACCACCTCTTCACCGATCAGACGAATCGCCTCCACATCGACTTCCGCACTCATCGCAGCCACCGTCAGGTTTGCGCCAGATGCAAATCATCAGCCCAATTTACGAATCACGCCAGCCGGCGGGGATCCCATATTTCCGCTCAACAGAAATTGCCCCCGGCGCATCCACCGCCAACCACGTGTTCGAGCAATACCAGAAAGACGCCAAGCCACCGACGAACATAGGAGCTCTAAGGGCGCCTGTTTACATCAAACGAACTCTCCTCCGCAGCGACACTTAGCAGGCCCACATGGTGACACCACCAAACCGACGTGTTTACCACACTTATTACAAGTAGCGTTCGCAATAGCATCCGCTTGAGGGTCGCCTTGTGTAGGAACAAGTTTTTCACCACACTTTCCACAATTACCAGCACCAAAGGAGAAATTTACAACACTACTAATTCGGCACTTTGGACACATATAACCAAAAAGAATGTTAGCCTTCATCTCGACCTCCTGCACCAATGGTTATACCAGCTAAACTCTTTCCCTCTTCCAATTCGACAGTGATCCTCGTACCCGGTTTGAACCGTACAGCGCCAGACCCTGGACCTATAGCAACCCCAGTAGCACTATCTACTTTACCGCCTTTAACATGTATCACTCCGTCGACTTCAATACCGGCCTCTTTTCCTGACTCAGCCGCCTTACTAATTGCTTGATCGAGAATACAGAGCATATCGAGAATTTTTCCTCGCTCTAAGATCGCCCTCTCATTATCTAAGGCATCCTGTCGACCAATTAGTATTTTACCCAACGCACCGACTGGGTCCCCAAACATACTAAACAAGGCTCCAAAAGCATTTCTATTCAGAACCTTTGTTTTCCGCTTTTCCAGCTCGGCATTAATTGCAAGCTCAATATCTTCACGATTCATGGTCGCTTCCTAAAGTCTTGCCACACCGCTTGTGCAGCCAGACGAGTGTAGTCACAAACAAGTAAACCCTCCCAAATAGACGTAAGAGATTTCCTCATGCCCACAGAAAACATACCGGCCGAGCCGCTGCAGGTTGAGCGCTCGACTGTCACGAAGCTGGTAATCACCGGTGCACCACGGCTCGACCCGATCACAGTGTTCCTCGAGGACTTCGGTCGTCGTGACTGTCCTACCGAATCCGACCCGAACTACCAGACAGCCCAGGGCAAGATCACGATAAACTGCTGGGACAAGAGCTGGAACGCTTACTGGGGTGGCATGGGGCCGCGCACCGTCGCGGAGTTCGTCACCAACTGCGGCTGGGACTACGTCCTCAACTGCCTGGATCGCGGGATCAGCAGCACGCGATTCAGCGGTGACGCGCTCCATACCTTCGCTAAAAAGTGCATCGTCCAGCGCCGTCGGCAACAGACCGGGCGCCACGACTGGGAGCTGGGCGAACTGAGCAAAGGTGAAGCCCGCGAGCTTTGGCATGCCATCGATGTTCTGAGCAGCGTCGAGACGGCAAACGAGTGCGGGCATCACAGCAAGTTGCTGACCGAGCTGTTCGGCGATGAATGGCATTACCCGCTCGATGGTAAGGCTGTCGAGGAAAACCACGACTTCACATACCTGCGCCGGATTGTCGAGGCCGTCCAGGCAGCGCTAAGCCAGGAACAGCAGCAGACTTCCCGAAAGGAGTACATCTGCACTCCACCCCTCTATAACTCCCTCCCCCAAAGCCAGCCGCTATAGCGGCAAGGACGAAGTCATGCCTGAAATAAAGGAACGGCCGATCTTGTTCTCGGCTCCGATGGTTCGCGCCATCCTGGAAGGCCGGAAGACGGTCACGCGTCGGGCGGTGAATCCACAGCCAGCGTTTACCGATGGATCTGGCTTCTCGTGGAAAGGCCACCTGTTCGGAAGAGGTTCCGATGACCGCGAGACCTCGCGCAACTTTTCCAAGCATTGCTGCCCTTACGGAAAGCCCGGTGACAGGCTGTGGGTGCGCGAAACCTGGTACTGCAATCACTTCGAAGTTCAGAAAGGCCCATACCTCCAGCCTGCTGATATGGTGGACCTGGACCAGGCTCGGGAAGACGGCGACCTGGTGTATGCAGCTGACGGACTTACCCCCTACGAGCAGGAGCAGCCGACATGGAAGCCCAGTATCCATACCCCCCGCTGGGTAAGCCGCATCTTGCTGGAGATCACCGATGTACGCGTCGAGCGGTTGAAGGACATCAGCGAAGAACAGGCACTTGCTGAAGGTGTACGCCCCTACCCTGACCATGCAGAGTTTGGCGAGTGGTATCACGTCGAAGGCATCGAAACCTACAGCGCTGAGCCGAGCATGTCGTTTGAATTGCTCTGGTCTTCCATAAACGGCAGCGACTCATGGAACGCCAACCCATGGGTCTGGGTCGTCGAGTTCAAGCGGGTGACGCCATGATCTTTGCCCCGTTCTACATGCTCTGGCTCATCTACAAGGGGCCGCGGCGGTAAGGGTTCACCCCGCCAGTCACCTCAGGGGAGAAAGCGTGTACGCAACTGGCGAGGTGAACCAATAAACCGTAGCTCACCTTCAAAGCGCCCTTCACACCCTCCATCTGAAATTTACGTAACCACCCACTGCCGCCCCGGGCGGCTTGGAGCACCCAATGAGAAAAGAACTGATCAAGATCAGTGAGTTTCAGCGCCGGCGCTGGGGCGAGAACGGTACACCGCAATGCCCCCAGGCGATTCGCAACCACATCCGTAACGGCGTTGTGCCGGGCGAGCAGATCGGAAAACTCTGGTACGTTGACTGGACCGCATTCACCCGCTCGGACGGCAACGACCTGGTGGCGATGGTATTGAAAGGAGCTGCATGATGGTCCCACGGCCGCGCAACAAGGCGAACAAGAGCCTCCCGCAGAACCTGTACTTCGATTCGCGGCGCTCGACCTATCGCTACCGCCGGCCTACCGACGGTAAGTGGTTTCAGTTCGGCGCCGACCGGATCAAGGCCATCGACGCGGCAAAACAGTTGAATCTGGAGTTCATGCGCGGTGCTGATCTGATCGGCACCGTGATGGGCAGCACATCCGAATCATTCACCGGCTTCCTGGACACTTACGAGCGCGACGTGCTGCCTCCGCGCGAACTGGCCAAAGGAACTCTTGGCCTATACGCCGTGCACTTCCGTCGCTTCCGGAAGCAGTTCGAAGGAAAAGCAGTCGACCAGATCACAATCCGCATGATTGCGGAGATGCTCGACGTACTCACCCCGCGAACCGCCAACCAATGCCGCGCCTTGCTGATCGATATCTTCAACCACGCAGCGGCCAAGGGCCTGTGCCCGGACAACCCGGCAGCCAGCACGATCAACCGTATCGAGAAGAAGCAGCGCAAGCGGCACACGATTGAAGGCCTGAAGGCCATCCGGGACAAGTCGCCGTTCTGGCTGCAGAACGCTATCGACCTCGCGCTGATCACCGCGCAACGTCGTACCGATATTTTGAACATGCGGTTCGATGGTGTTCGGGAAGGTTATTTGTATGTGGTGCAGCAGAAGACGGCCAAGACCAGTGACGCGGCGTGGATCCGGTTCAAAGTGACCGAAGAACTCCAGGCCGTAATCAGCCGGTGCCGGGATGACATCGTTTCACCTTACCTGGTCCACCGCCGGCCTGATCGCAAGAAACAGAAACAGGCGCAAACGAAAGACCACTGGACGCAGGTAGAAGAGAGATATTTGACACGAGCCTTTAAAGAGGCCCGGGAAGCGGCGGATTGTTACAAGGGATGGAAAGAGGAGGAAATGCCGGGCTTCCACGAAGTGCGAGCACTGTCGCTGCACCTGTATCAGAAAGCCGGAAAGGACGGGCAGAAAATCGCCGGTCACGCCAGCGAGAGCATGACCAAAAACTACCAGAAGGACCACGCCGAAATCGTCTGGTCGGAGGCGGTTCCAGACCTGAATATCAGCGAATTCACCGGGTAGTTTTGCGCCAGTTTTGCGCGGGTTTTGCGCAGACACAAAAAAGCCGATCTAGATGATCGGCTTAAGTGCCTGATTTTACTCAGGAATAATGGTCGGGACGGAGTGATTCGAACACTCGACCCCTAGCACCCCATGCTAGTGCGCTACCGGACTGCGCTACGCCCCGACTAGGCGTGAAACTCATCCCTCACCTCGAGGAACGCTCAAGAATATATCGCAAGCTTTTGAAAACTGGAAGTATTTAAAAGCGAGAATTTATTTCTTGAGTACCACCAGAACATCTTCGAGCTCGGCAATCATCTGGCGGATCATTTGCTTGTATTGGGTGGTGTCGTCTTTGGCTTCATCACC